ACTCATGTCAACTGTTTCAGCCTTGCTTCGATTGGGTTCTTTGCCGGGGGAAGAAGAAATGCCAACGGCTTTACCAGACATGGTGTGAGGTTGGGCATAGACGCTGGCGCTGCCAACCTCTTTACCCATTTTCTTGTTGCTGAACTTAGCCATTATTTGCCTCGCTGGTTGTTTGCACGGGCCATGTTGCGACCAACAGCACGCATCTGCATACCGGTAGGGCCACCTTTTGCCATCTTGTGCATACGGCCTTCATGACCCTTAACCATTTTTTTGGCTTCGGTGTCTGCGATTTGTTTTACCTGCTTTTTGTCCATCATCGACTCCTTATGTCGTTGCTACCGTAACTGTACCAATTTGCACCACCATTGCCAAGACATTTGGTGTGAGATACGCATCTGATCCACTTGAACCGCCCACTGGGTTCCATCCCCATTGGAAGACTCGACTGCCGCCGCCCAACTCTCCATCTGCCAGCAATCCTGAGATCACATAGCTGCGGTCAGGGCGAGGGTTCCTCAAAGCCTGCGGGTCATCGACAGGCCACATGCCTAACTGCAACTGCGGGTGATCAGGATCCCAGCATTCCGGGCAGACCAGCAAGTCATACTTCTTGGTCTTGACGATCTCTGTCTTCAGCAGCTTAAGCTTAAACCTTTGACCGCACCGATCACATTCCGAGATTGCGTGTTTGCCTGCGGCAAAACGATTACCCACCTTTATCTCCCGATATAGGTTTGACGAGGAACAAGACGCAATGCAGCTTTCTCATGATCCTCATACGCAGCCATTTCCCAAGCTTCGTCGTATTGCTGTTTCAAAACAGGTAATCGCTCCATTCCGGTCGGTATCTTTCCGGCGATGTAGTACGACAAACCTGCTGCCATGCAAGGTAAGAACCTGAACGGCACATCCATAATGTTTACACCGCCGCCAGCGTCCTGCGTGCGGCGTAGCCGCCAATAAACCAATTGGTACTGCTGGGCGTTGTCCGGCGTGGGCCAGACGGTTACAGCGGGAACCTGCTCCCAATAAACGGCAGTTCCAGTTAGGTGGCTTGCCGCAGTGGTGTTTTGCTGCGCACGGAAGCAGTTGTACAGCACATTGCCTTCAATGTAGCCGTAGTTGATGATCTCTGAGTTAATCTTGACGAAGCCTGCTGCTGGCAGGCCAATCGCAGAGTTCAAGGTGATTGTGATATCAGTGCTTGTGATTGCGCCGTCAAGAGTTAACCCTGTCGGTGAAGTTTGACCATTAAACCGTTGAATCCAAATCTGAATTGGTCGGGCTTGCTGAATCTTGTTTGGGATTGTTGCGTAGGTTGAGACACTGATCCGAGTGATGGTCAGGTCAGCTTGAGTTGCAGCCACATTGCCGCCGGTACGGATGACATGCTCAAGCAGGTCAATGGTGTCGTTTGGCAGCGGGTAAGTGTTCTGGCCTTGCACCAAATCAATCACGCCAGTTTCAATCGTCCACAGGTTGATGCCACGGTTTGCCCAGTCGGCAAACATGATGTTTAAACTGCGTCTGGCTGTCTTCAGGTCATAACCGGTGCGCAACTCACCACCGGCGCGTTCAAACGCCTCCTCTACCAGTTCGGTAAGGTCAAGGTTGAAACTAACTGCGCCGGAGGTATTAGCCATTACGCTTCAGCTTCCTTGGTCTTCTTGGCTTTTGGAGTCTCAATTGGCACTTCAGACTCCACAGCAGGAGCAAGTGCAATCTTGGCAATCAAAGCCTTGACATCTTCCGGCACAATGCCAGAAGCGTTACGCTGCACATCTGCGTACATGTTTAAACCAACCAGAATCAAATCGGCTTCATCTTGGGTTACGTTTAATGCTGACATGTTGCTTCCTTATTTTTTTGCCGTTTTGGCAGAGTTGATAAAAGCTTGCTTTGTTGGTGCGCCCTTACTGCCCGGCTTTCTCATTTTCTCTTTAGAGCCAGCGGCAATGCGCTTGCGCTTTGCGTTGATGTTGTCGTACAAGCCAACCTTCCCGCCTTCCGCATACATATCCACATCCTGTGGCTTATCTTTGCGACGGATAACCTTCTTGCCCGGCATTTTTGATGGAGCAATGTCTCCCATTCCGCGAGATGCCATCATACAAATCGACCTTTGGTTTTACCCTTGGCGGCGCAGCCATCAGCACGGGCTGAAGCTGTACCACCATTTGCCATGCCTTTACCGGAAAGGATGTCGCCCATGCTGGCTGGGCCAGCTTTGTTTTGGTCAGATGAGTGCTTGGAATCATCTGCCGATGAATCACTTGATGCCATCTTTGCACCCGTAGCAACAGCACCGGCAGTTGCCGCACGAACGCCAGTCCGGGCTGCTGCTCTGTCTTGAGCATCTTCAGCAACTTTTTTGGCGTTTCCCTTGAGGCTGGATGTATTTTTGTTGATCTTACGCAAATCACCCATCATGCTGGAGTTTCCTCGCATAGACGGCATATTGCTCCACTTGGTTCCGCTAACACTTGCGCGTGCGCCGCCAGCACCGCCGCCGCCGGTAGCTCCACCCTCAAGCTGCTCGTCATCCAATGGTCGCTTGCCAATTTTTGCCATGATTTTTCCTTAGCAAATCTTGCCACGGGTTTTGCCTTTAGAGGCAATGCCGTCAGCACGACGAGAGGCAGATGAGGTCATACCGCCAGAAGCCATCTTAAATGTATTTTTCTTGGCTGCGCGTTTTTTGGCATCAGCCGCACGGGCCGCACGGGATGCTACAGCCATTGCATCAGTCTTCCGAGAGCTTTCCTGATACGGAACCTCTTTAGCAAATTGTTTTGTTTTGTCTTCGCGTTTTTCTGCGCGAGAGATACCAGCAAGTTGGTCGCTGCGAAGTGCGCTTTCTGATGCGGCTCCATTTGCCGAATTCAGTTCTGATTTTTTCAAATCCATCTCTGAGGGACGCATACCGCGAGATTTATCCGCCTCAAGCATTCTTGAATCTTTGGCATCACTAGAGCTTGTACTTGGCGAAACAGCTTTATACAAGTCTGCCTGCTTTTTTTGCTTGCCAACAGAATCATAATTTTTTTGCTTGCCACTTCCAACATTTTCGCTTTGTGTTGCCCCGCCAAACACGCCCGAAGGATACATTTCCTTCATAGATTTGTCTGCCGAAGAAATGCTTTCAGCCGGAGTTTTTAAAGCGGTTGCAGCATCTGTTGGAGCGGCACTTTTGCCAAGGTTGCCTGAAACGGCATTCTTCTGCGCATTGATGCGCAATGACGAATCTCCGCGCTCTTGCGCTGTAGAGCCGGGGCCGGTTGCATCGCTGCCAAAGCCCAGCTTGTCACGGTTCATGTATGCAAGCCCTGCGAGGGCCGCTAATCCTGCAATGTCTTTTGCGTTAGCCATGATTTAAACCTTTCCGCCTTTAGCGAGGAATTTACCTTTGGTCTTGCCCTTCTGAGCAACTCCATCTGCGCGAGATGAGGCAGAGCCGCCAGAGGCCATTTTCTTCATCTGCATCTTATCCATTGCACGATCTTTAGGAGAGCCTTCTTTGACCCCCTTCATTTCTTTGTCCTTGCTTGATTTTTCAAATTTAGCAAAGGGATTCATTTTTTTCGTTGCCATGCTGCCACCTTTTTTGAAGAGTTCACCCTTGCCTTGATTGGTCTTTGGGTTATTGATTTTTTGGGAATCTGCGCGGCTTTTAGGGCCGCTACCAAACTTCATGCCCTTACTGGCCCCACTGAAGTCTTTACCAACTGACTGGGGAACTCCAGTCTTCTTCGCAAATGTCGGGTTATGGGCCACGGCATCCATGAATTTTTTTTGTTTAAGGCTTGTTGCTGGCATCGTCGTCTTTCTTTTTGCGCACAAGTTTTTGCACAGTCTCTGTTTCATAAATACGGATTGCCAGCCAAACAATACTGAGCAATGCAGAGACAGCAGGTAAGAATTCCACAAGCGTTCCTATGACGGTAATAAGTGATGCGCCATCAAGGATGTGCTTTAGAGTTTCATGGTCATGATCATTCATGCAAATCTACCTCTTGTCTTGCCTTTGGTAGCGCAGCCATCGGCTGCACTGACATACCCGCCATCTGCGCAATTCCAAGCCCGAAGGCTTTTGTTAATCCTCGAATCTGGATCGCCTGCGGTCTTGGCGCTCGTCAGTTTCTTTTTCATCCCTTCCATACGGGCGCAGAAAGAGTCTCGCCTGCTGCCGCCCTCTGGTTGAGGGGGCTTCAGGTTCATCCCTTGCTTCTTGGCAGAGGCTCGCCCTTTGGCGTTCAAGCCGCCTTTGGGATTCTTCCCTTCCTTGCGTGTCCATGCGGGTGACTTAGCCATTCTTAACTCTGCATGAAGTTTTCAATTAGTACGCCACTGATGGCAACATACGCCGCCGCGCCAGCGCCTCCAGCCCCTTGGAACTGCCACTGAATGTCGTGCTTTTCGGGAAACTCAATTGGGTATAAACCGTTTAGTGCAAACGACTGCACAAACACCCCTTGTGCTTGCAACGTAATGACACCGCCTCTAGGGTTATCAACAACATAAGTGCGGGTTCTAACATAAGCACCGGAAGTAACGGACGTATTGCTACCAGCCGTAAAATCAGTTTGATAGAACGTGTAGCCAGCAGGAACTGTGAAGATTGACATCTGCGTGTCGCCCACTCCAGCATTAATTTTGGCGTAGGTTGTTCCGCCGTTAATGGCTGTAACGTTACCAACAGCATTTCCAACAACGGTAGACATTCTGTTGATACGAAGAAAACTTTTTGTCGTGTTGACATTGGTTGTTCCGTTCAGCGCAACGGTTTCAGTTTGCAACACATACCCAGCGCCAAGCCCTTCAATAAGGATTGAAACTGCGGTGTCGGAAGCAGATGAACTTACAAGCGTCATAACGACAGCAGAAGCAGGGTACGGATAATTGCCGCCGCTACCTGTCAAACCTTCCCACAGTGGCCCCATAGCAGTGCTTCCAAGAGCCACTGAATAGCCAAATAACTTAAGGTTTTGATGCCCGTTAATCTGCCCACGGGACACTTGAAGTTCAAATGGCTCATACGTACCAACTTGGGTAATAGACCGCCACTTACCAATATCAGCCATAATAATCTCCTGTTATTAGGGGGCCGAAGCCCCTAGCACTGATTAGTCAAAGTTACCGTATGGGTAAGTTGTGCTGTTGCCAATATTGCCATCAAGCTGTGTGTAGCGAACTGCCATGCTAAACGTGCCTGCTGTAATAGTAGACAACACACCGCTTGTGCCGCCTGTGTAGGGGATGGCAATCGTCAAAACAACTTGAGACAATATGTTGCTGTTAGGGCCGGAGCTTTGTGACGGAGCGTAGGTTACGTCTGAACTGGTTGCTTGGCAAGACAACAATTGAGCGCCAGTTTGGGCCACAGTGTTGCGTCCTGTCGCGGCGTTCATGGTGGTGATGCTGCCGTATGTGGTGGTATCAAAGTTTTTACCAATTTTGCCGGTCACAGTGCCAACAGTACCCGTGTCGATGGTGATTGCTACGTTGGTGTCAATGAGGATGTCGTTGATGGTAGAGCCATAAGGCACATAAAAGACAATGCCGCGATACAAAGTACCTGTGGTGGTGGAAACCGTATCAGCAGTGATGGTTGCCGCTGTTGGCGGGAACGCTGTAGATGGCGTGTAAACAGTTCCATTTACGTTGGGAATGCCGTTTGAGTTAACAAACTGACCGGAAAAGCCGCCGTAACCAGCGGTGGCATTGGTTGTGTTCGTTAAAACAATAGTGCCGTCTTGAACAAGCTGCATGTAACCTACGTTACGCAGTGGGCCAAAACGGTTGTCGCCAGATAAAACTGGGCCATCAAATGTGGAGCGTGCCATGACAATAGTCCTTATGCAAAAGAGCTTTTACCAATCGTTGCATCGTCTGCTGGGGCAGTGGCGGTAAAAGCGGATCACCCAGATGTCTGCAATATACACGATTTAAACGCTATCAACAAGTGTTTAAACCATAAAAAAGGGGCCGAAGCCCCTTTTCTTAGAACGACCCAGAGGAGCCATAGACTCCCAGAGGATCAGACCAGCCGAAGCTGTAACGCTCACGGGCCTTATAACGCACGTTGCCGGTATCAAAGTCGCCGTCCATGCTGTTTTGCAGCGGAGTACGAACGAACATTTTCAAACCGTTAGGTACGTCTGTCGTCAGGAACCAAGCATTGGTGTCCGTCAGATAGTGGTTAATGGTGTAACCATCAGGGATTGAGCCGTTGTTCTTCAACGCATTGATGTCGTTGTTGTTTGTACCAACGCGCAACTCGGTTTCGAGCAGGCGGGTAGCAACGAACTGCAATGCAGGAGGAATGATCAGCTTCTTGGGCTTGGCTGCGATCAACAGGCCGCGCTCATCCGTCCAAGCAGCGATTGCGATAACGGCGGCTTCCAAGGAAGTCTCGTTCAAATCGGCCTGAGTGGTGGGAGTGTTACCGTTGACACCGCCGTTAACCAAGGGGTGATTGGCGCTGAACAGGGGTACGCCATCGCCGCCAACGTATTGAGCGGAGAAGCCGTTGTTCAGAGTGCCAGCACCCTTGATTTGCTTGGTGTAAGCCATAGCGCGAGCCAGACCCTTGGTGTAACGAGCAGACAAGCTGTCGTACAAGTTATCTTCAATCGCTTCTTCAGTGATTGAGAAACCCAAGGCAATGGTTTCGTGGTTATAGCGTGTAGTCCATGCCTCTTGAGCATTGTCATAAGCGATGGCGGAGCCTTCGTTCTTAACAGGAGCGGCAGAGAAGCCTGACAGCTTGGTTTCTTCTTCAAAAGAACGCTCAGAGGATTCGATTTCATAAATTTCTTTATGTTCTTCACCGTAACGAGCGTACTCCATACCAAACAAAGCGTTCAGTCCGGGCAGGAGTTCCTTGAGTAGTTGTGCGCGTGAAATAGCCATTTACGTTACTCCTTAGACTGCGGTGGCAGTGTAATACTCATGGTTACCGAAGTTGATTTTCACCAACATTTCAGGAATTTGAGTAAAGACGATTGTTGAACTTGCAGGAATAACTGTTGCAGTATTACCCAAGGACGAAGTTGCTACGTTGATAGCAATCGATGTTGTGCCTGCTGCGTAGGCTGTGGTCACAAATGAGCCGGTGCGGACAATTTGTCCGTTGGAGGCAACATAGGAGACATCAGTACCTTGCACGATAGCACTTGGCAGGCCAGTACCGGTGAGGGTGATGGTGGTGCTTGCAGAGCTACCTGTAGCCGACACAGAAGAGGCCGTGTCAGGAACAACGCCAACCACGCGAGCGGGGAAGGTGTTGGTCGTCAAGGTTGCAGAATAAGCCAAGGCGACTGCGGAGTTGCCTGTGGTTGCGCTGCCAGCGTTGTCCAGCACGCCGTAGTTTTGACCAATCATGGCGTAGCTGCCGGAAGCAACTGTAGTGCCAGATGAGCAAACGACTGCTTTAAACACAGTGTCAGGATCATCGCAAACAATAGCGACAGCGTCACCAGCCAGCGTACCGCCGGGCCAGTATTGAGCAAACTGCTTTTGCTTGGTCAGTGGGTTGGTGTATGAACAGCCAAGGAAAATACCGACCATACCTTGTGCAGTACCGTCAGTTGTAATGCCCAAGCGCATTGCATTGCCGCGAATGACGCGAACGAAGTCACCATAATAAATGCTGACTGAACTGCCATACTGAATAGGTACTTCTCGGGTGGAACCCGCGAATACCTGACCTCCGATCAAATTGACCGGTTTTAGACCGTAGGGGGCCGAAACCGTTGGATAAGCCATTTAAGACTCCTTGAAAAGTTTAAGAACCTGTTCCAAACGATACTTTTGTCGATCTTTCTGAGAATTTCGACATCCGTGGATCGTTTTCTCTCATAAAGTTGTTGTCCACAGACTCCATCTGAGATTTGTTCACGTTGGCAAAGTGAGCTTCACGTTGTTTCAAAAATTCAGTAGGAATCGCGCACAGTAACAAACCACCCATCTCAATATTGCCTTTGAATCGGCCTTCTTGAGTAGCGTGCATCATCATTTCAGGATAGTCGTCCGCTTTCACGGGTTCATACCCCTCACGAAAACTCGTAGAGATGTTTTTAGGATCGGATGAACCCATCATGCTGATGCGAATCCAGCGATGAGTAATTCCGGGCCGTGGATCAGGCGACGGCAAGACTTCTGGCGGCCTCCATGAGGTGGGCCGGGCCATTACTTGACGAGATTCCTGTGCGCGTGGGGCGCGGTTTTGCTTCCCTGCGACATCGTTTACCTGTTCCATTACGCACTCCTTCTTAAGTTTGCTACCTGTTTCGCATACTCTTCTATAGGCACATTAAGCCTACGCGCAATGGCGGCTTGAGATGCTGTTAGTTTTATGCGATTGGGGGGTGTGCTTCGTGAAGCCGGAGCTACAACGGAAGCGGGTTTGGCGCGGCGAGGAGGTTCCTCATCCGTATCTGACGACTTTTGAGAGGTGTCATCTTCCTCGTGGCGCTGAACATCAAAATGCTCAGGAAATCTTTTGCGCATCGTTTGATCGATGGTGCGAAAGTACTCTTCAGTACCTGCATAGTCGTCACCATATTCTTTTTTTAGCTTCCTGTCAAGCCCCATCGCAGCCATTGTCATTTCTTCGTCTGCGCCAAACCAGTCAGAATTCTTGTCAACCCACTTCTGAGTGCGTGGTGTTAAGGATGGTTTCGTCTCTGCAACGGCGGGAGGGTTGAAATTATCAGGCTCATCAATTGGTCGCATCTGTTCGGCGCGATCAATCTTGAGGGTGGCTTTGGTGATTGCCATTTGCGCTTCTGCAACGCCATCAGAATCACCGGACTCGTAAGCGTCCTTGTATTGCTTTTTGGCGGCATCCAGTTCCATTTGGGCAGATGACTTGTTCTGCTCAATGAAAACTTCGCTGCCAGACTTGAGTTGTCCCTTTAAACGCTTGTTTTCTTCGTAAACGTTTCGGGCAAAATCTTCTGCCGCCATCCGTTCACGCTCGGCTTTTTCCTTGGCTCTGCGTTCATCGTGATAGCCGCGCTTGAGTTTTCCAACCCGATCCTGTACATCCTTGCTGTACTTGGAGAGTTCGTCGTCTGACGGCTCTTCAATTGGCCCGGCACTCTTGCGACCCCGGTCTTGCTCGGGGGTGTCGTCTTCGATGTCTACCTCAAGCTTCTCCTCTTTCGATTCGACTTCGCCCTCTTCATGAGGAAACTTGTATTCCGATTCGTATGTTGCCATGTATTACTCCTTATGCACGCGAAATGCCGCGAGGGTCTTGCACGACCGCTTCAACCGAGTCATCATTGATGAGGCGGAATTCACGACCATGAATCTTCAGGCGAGTGCCTGAATTGGGGCGGACGATGACGAAGTCACCGG